ACCGCCCCCGGCGGGCGCTGCACCAGCCACCCCGGGAATGTAAGGAGTTCTATGTCCGCAGGTAATCCGCTACACCCCGGAGATGAAGCTACGGGCGAAGCAGTACGAGCCCATAAAGAGGCGATGGAGCAGTTGAACCCGAAGTCCGCTCCACTAACAGGTACGCCTGCTAAAGACACGACTGTGTATAAACAAGATTTAATCACAGACCGTCCAGCACGAATCAAAGGCGAGAAGCGAATTCCTAGTAGCGAATTGCAGAAGATGACCAAGAAATTGGGTTCCGCGCCTGTTTATGACAAAGGCGGAAAGGTTGATGTAAACGACGGAAAACATCAAGTCGCTATTGTTAAAGACGGCGAACGAGTCCTAACCCCTGAACAGAATTCAGATTGGGAAAAGAAGAACCCGGGTGCTCGTAAAGCCCCGATGACCTTGCCGATTGGCGGTAAGACGATGCGTGACGCGAACGATGTTACGCCAGAAATTAAACCGACGCCTAAAGCCCCNCTGTACGACAAGGGCGGCGTAGTTAAGGAGTCTAACATGGATTGTATGGATAAAGGCGGGGAAGTAACNCACTCTCCTGAGGANAAGGCACAGTTTCACCGTGCAATGAGTCATCTGAACGTCGGTGGGCTGCACAGACATTTTGGCATCCCTGAAGACAAACCGATTCCGATGGCAAAGAAACAGGAAGCGGCTAACAGTGACGATCCGCACGTAGCTAAGATGGGGCACATGGCGGTTGCGATGCATTCATGGAAACACGGTAAAAAGTAATCGACATATGGAGGAGACGTGACGGTAGAAAAACTGAAACTGCTATTTCAAAAACACCTTCACGACAAGAACTACCAGCATCGAGAGATGTCCTCTGAAGAATTTGATAAGAGAGCCGAGCAGAGTTTCTCCCGACTTACGCCTGAATTACAGACAAAAATCCTTACGGTGTGTCTTTCAAAAGGCATAACGGACGAAAAAGATATTTACCGTTTTAGATTTCTAGCTCAAACCAATCTTTTCTTCTTGTGTATGGTTTTGGAAAAGTATTCGGACATGACTGACCACGAATATATGTGGACAGACGGGGTGATGCACAACACCCATGAAGAGATTTGCAACGACTTCTTTGTACGAAAAGACCCCACAAAAAAGACGTTTAAGGAGTTTGCTTCTAAAGAGAACTATCACGAGCAGAAGGAAAGATTGCTACTCGTACCCCGCGGTGGTTTTAAGTCGTCAATGAACATGGCGGATTGTGTTCAATGGATCATCTGTTTTCCTGAAGTAACCATACTCGTACTCACGGGCGTTCTTGATCTCGCTAAAGACTTCGTGGGTGAAATTAAAAGCCATTTTACTCTTGAAGACGGCGGGCCGAATGGTTTGTTTATAAAAAAGAAATCCTTGCGCCCGCGTACGATGCTGGATGGTACGGAGAGTGTGTTTCAAGTCCTCTTTCCNGAGCACTGCATCGAGAAAGACGATGGTAAGAGTTACGAATATCAGACGCCCGCTGTTTCCATGGTAGAGAAAGAATGTACCGTTTTCGCGGCGTCTATCGAACAGAACCTTGCTGGATGGCACGTCGGCATCATGAAATTGGACGACGTCGTTACGAACGAGAACTCCCAGACGGTAGACAGAATCATTAATATCAACAAGCAGGTAAGCATTAACGCCGCTATGTTGCACCCGTATGGATTCTTTGACAAGATTGGAACGTGGTACGATTCTTCTGATACTTACGGACAAGATATCCTCAACCGTAAGAAGTTTGTGGAAGAGGGCGGTAGCGAAGCACAGTTCCCGATGAAGATTTACATCCGTCCTGCGTGGTGGCAGAATGCCGAAGCGCGGGCTCAGGGTAAAACCTCTTCTGAAATGGGCGAGGGTGATTACGACTATTGGTTTAACATACCCGAGAACGAACACTCGCTTACGTTTAAGTTTTTACAGCACAAGAAAAAGACTGATCCTTGGTTCGCGATTAAGTATCTCAACGATCCAACTCAGTTACACACGATTAAGTTCCCCCGAGAACTTTTGGTTCGTAGAACCATACCTGCAGCGATGTTGCCCAACACGGGNATGATTGTTACTTGCGTCGATACCGCGTATTCAACGAAGTCGTGGGCGGATTATACCGTCATCATGTCGGCGCTGATTTATGGCGGTAGATTCTATATCATCGACATGAAGCGAGGCAGGTATAACGAGTTTGAACTCCCAGCAATGATTGCAGCTACGGCACTCCAGTGGAAACCTCGCCGAATCTGTATTGAGGAATCCGTAGGAGTGAAGTGGATGGGGCGTGAAGCCTATCGAGAGATGGANAAGTTGAAAGTCCGAGTTCCGATTGAGTGGGTATCGCTCGGTCAGGGCAAGAAGACNAANTCCAANTCTGAGAAAGCAGGCCCTGTATACAACTACCTCGGTCAAGGNAANNTGTTATTTCTAAACTCGTGCCCCAGTCTTGACGAACTTTATGACGAACTGTCTAAGTTCGGGACAGCCGCGTCCTTACACGACGATATCGTGGANGTGCTGGCGATACTGGTAAATCAGTTTTGTGCCTATGCCGAGAACGAAGCGAAAGTATCCGCGGCTCAGGATTCGTATTACGATGCGAAGCAACAGGCGGCTTACAACCAAGTCTATAACGGAAAAGCAGTAGATCAATCTCATATGGCGGCACTGGAGGCGGCGTTCCCTGCACATTCAGGAGAACCGATGCCCACAGGCGCGGGTCTGGGCTCTGATTACTGCGACCCGTTAGGCGAGGCAGGGTTATTCGGCTAGGAAGGAACCATATGGCAGAACTAATAGGCGAGGTTAACGCGGTGACTCGCGACGGTGATCCTAATGGTAGCCTCACCCCTCAGGACTTTAAAAATAATCAGACAGGCGATCTCCCTATTAATAAAGAGTTGGCGCTAGTTTGCCGTTCAGCCGAACTTGCTAAAGCTTTTATCCAGAATCGTCAATGGACATTATTGTGGCGAGACGCCGACATACTTTTTCAATCGCCCCGTCCAATGACGGTGTATGAAAATACGTATGTTCTGGAACCGAACGTTCAACGATTTACCGTTGCTAAGGTATGCAACGCAGTAGTGCCGCAGCTATATAAAGGTTTGTTTTACGACGACCCCCCGATGCTGCTTCGCCCCCGCCCGGGCACAAGTCAGAAAGTAGTTGATGCAAAGACATCCCTCTATTCGTACATTCTTGACGAATGTAAATTCAAGAACCACGTCAAGTGGGGTCTTGAACAGATGGCTCACCTTGGCACGGGTATCTTTAAGTGGGGATACGACTGGAAAGAGATTGTAACCGTTAAGAGAACAGCCGCGGTGGCTAGAGTTAGTACTCCGAACCCCGATGGTTCGATAGGCTACGAAGACGTACCGCAGGACGTTCCGCCAAATATTGAGCGCAAGGTAAAGATCGTGCCGATGCCGTTTTTCGAGCATCGTCCCCTAAACCGAGTGCTCGTTGATCCACAACTGGAAGTCTCGGATATTCGAGAAGCCCGTTGGGTTATTGACATTCGATACATGGACTGGTATCAGTTCACCGATTTGAAAAATGCCGTTAAAGGCGCGGTCGCAGACGGCGAAAACGGCGTAGTAATTGACGGCTGGAATTTTCCTTCAGACGCTCAGATCGCTGCAATGTGGGACGGACAACCCGGACAGCAACTCCAAGATTTAGATATGACTACTCAGGTTCGGGGCGTCGTATTTCACTCGGAAGAGGTAAATGCTCAAACAAGCCCCGATCCTCGTCGCACGAAATTAGAAGTCATGGAGTATTGGGACAGTGGTCGCAAGATTCTTGTCCTTAATAAAGAGAAGGTAATCTACACGGGTGATAATGAGTTTAAGAAAATACCGTTCTTATCCTCTAACTGGTGGAATCGTTCCCGAGCATTTTACGGTATGGGTTTAGGATTGATCGTCGGTCAGAATCAGCGCGTTGATCAGGGTATGATTAACTCGATCCTGAAGATTTTGAGTTACGGCGTCAACCCAATTTACCTACGCAATCGAGATGATAACGCTCCAACACAAACTATCCGCACTGGACTCGGTAAGATTCTGAGCGTGACGGACACCGAGAAGTCCTATAAACTTCTTGAATCCCCGAAAGTACCCGGAGACGTGTGGAATGCTTTAAAGGAATCCGAATCAGCCACAGAGAGTTCCTCGGGTGCAGACCAGACGCTCGTTCAAGGATCGTCTGCTGGACCCCGTGCAGGTATGGGACGCTCTGCTACAGGTGCAAATCTGATGGCAGGTGCGTCCGCAACCCGACTTGACGGACCTCTTGATAATTTTATTGAACAGGTTTTCAAACCGTTCATCGGCATTATTGACATGCTGGTGTTTACGGTGATGTCGGATTTTTCCATTCGACACATCCTCGGTAAAAAAGAAGGTGCGGATTTTCTGCAGAATTTTAGTATGCAGGAATTTCACGACGCTCAGATCGAGTATGAAGTTCTTGCAGGCGCGTCTCTCGCTGCAAAGAGAACGATGGCTCAGTCGATGGTTATGCTTACGCAAATCCTCGACAATCCGCAAATCCAGAGCATGCTGGCAGAAGCGGGCAAGAAAATCAATATGGAGCCAATCATCGATATGTGGATGGAAGCTTCAGAATGGAAGAACAAGAACGATATCGTCACTGACATGACGCCAGATGAAATCAAACGTCGAGATGCTAATTCAAAGGCGGCTTTGCAACAGCAAGCGATGCAAGCAAAGCAGCAAGGCGATCAACAGAAGTTCGCCCAGAAACAGCAACTTGAGGATCAGGCTTCAGACAACCGAATTAAACGCGATATCACCCGGGAAGCCGCAAGGGCTAGCGGGATGAGCGAAGCGGTTAATGGTACTCCATCTACGCAAGGGTTGGAGGGAATGCAGCCGACGGTTGAGTAATCGATAAGCGTCTACGCTGGGATACCGCCCGTAATCGTAGACCACGGGGCACGGTGACCGCGAGGTGCGTGCCGCAACTTTCTAGGAGGAGTATGGAAGACAAAGTAGATATAGCCTCAATTGGCTTACAGCCTTTGTTTAAGATGGATCAACGCCAACGCCTGATTATCTCTGGATACGTGCATACGGAAGCATTCGTTCTCATCCAACGCATGTTCGAGGATGAGATCAAACTGCTTAATCAGAAATTGGTAAATACGGAACCGTCTAATAGAAATGAAGTGCTGGCAAATCACGTTATGGTNAAGGCTGCTGGCATGCTGTATCAGGGTTTCCTGCAACGCATTAAAGAAGAAGTAACCATCGCAGGAAACGAATCGTCTACCATCGGTACGGTGAGCGATCCTGAACGACCGTACTATCCGCCCGAGTTTGAAGGGCAAGAGTTATTTTAATTCCTGAGGAGGAGAAAATGGGTTATACACCTAGTCAAATTGATGCGATGTCTGCGAGCGAATACGCCGCAGCTTTACGTGATCCTGAATTCATTAAGGCTGTTGATGCAATGTCACCAACCGCGGCAATTCTTGATCCAGAGACGGGAAATCCAGTAACTGAACCCGTAGTTGCGCCGCCAGTTGCGCCCGCGCCCGTTGCACCCGCGCCGGAGCCTGTTC